GCCGACCGCACCTTCCATAGCTACACGGAGAATATCAATAGCATCCGCCCCTCTATAGCCGGCGGAAACTATCTGATAAAAGGCATTGGTTACATCGATGGCACTTTTACTGGTAGCATCGGAAATCTCCAGGATCTGATCTTTATACTTGGCAGCCTCTTCGGTCGAGGCGCCCAGCATGACATTAACGGACCTGAATGCCTGGTCAAAGTCTCCCGCCATCTTAAAGCTGGCAAGCCCGAGCGCAGTCAGTGGGGCAGTAATTTTCATAGACATCTGACTGCCTATTCTGGTCATGGTCTGCCCGGCGGACCTGAGCTTGTCCTCAAGCCCTCCCAGTTGCTGGTTGACTGCATTTATACCGTCGAGAGTAATCTTCCCGACTAAAGAGAAAATATCCACTCTACTCTGCTTCCTTCTTTACCTTTTTGACCTTTATTTTCATCCGGGAAAATAGTTCCTCATCGGACACCATACTGGTAGGAATTCTTTGACCGCTTTTAGTTCCTTTATCTTCTCCCGATAAACCAAGGGGAGATAGATATTCACCGAATGTCTTATTACCACCTAGAAGACACCCAATTTGCCAGCCTACAAAAGCTGCTAGGATAGCCTTCTCTTTGAACTCATCTTGGTGTGCTCTGATAATGACTTTTTGGAGCTGCAAAAAACGGCTGAACTTCAATTCCTCGATTTCGGTATCAGGCCAGCCGTAGCGGTGCTGTATAAGGTCAAAGAGTCGGGCTACTTCTTGCTTATAAAACGGCTCGCTAGTTGCGAGGCCTTGGCGAAAAAATCCTTGATATCCTCTTGCTCAGCCAGCTTTTCGACTATGTCCAAAACGGCATTGGCCGGCATTGCCTCGAACTCTGCTTTATCTTTGCCTACCAGGTCTGCCAGCCAGGATTTCAAGTCTTCCTCAGCTGCAGTGAAGATGCTTTGAATCATAGCTATACCCAGCTCAGTACGGTCTGCTTTGGCATCTTTTATAGCTGAGGCAAGTTCCTCCCTAGCACTCTTGGTAATCTTACCGAGCATCCGGGCAACGGCAAAGACATCCTTTATCTGTAGGGGCCTAATTTTGATTTCCATGCTCCTCCTTTTATGCGGCAGCGTCTTCTACGGTCCCAAACTCACCGCTATCGTCCACCAGGGCTTTGAAGGTCACCGGCACCACGGTTATCTCGCCCTTTTTGTAAGGCATGCCGACAGCCCCGACCGGGTTAACCAAGGTAAGGGTGATAGTGCGGTCAAATCCCGCCGGGTTTGTACCCACCAGCACCAGAGCCTTCTCTTGAAGAGCAGCGCCACCAAGGGTCAAGATGCTGTCTGCCAGTGAGCTCCCGGGGATAGCCTCGGCCATATTGGCGAGCGATCCCTCAGCCATGTTGAGGGCAACCTCGATTTCCTGGTCGACCAAGACACGCTTGATAGTGCCGACCAGCTCCTCCACTTTGACGTCAAAGAAGTCGGAGGATACTGTCATTGTTACGCCGTCAGCCGTATAGCCTACCTCTGTTTCGCCGATGGTTACCGATGCCACTCCTACTAAAACATTAGCTGCAGTTCCCATGTGTCACCTCCTGAATTATTTTTTGAGAAATAAAAAAGCGGCTTGAAAGCCGCTTAGATTACCTTCTTTTCATACCGTTACCTCCCGTCGATTGCTTCCGCCTCAGCCTTTCTCACAAAAATGGCGTTCCACTGAGTGGCATAATGCCATATCCCAGGCTCCGTTTCGGGAATAAACCCGTCTGTCTGAGTCTCTAGGTGCACCCTGAGAGCCTCGACAGTATTGAAAACGAGCTCATCCAAAAGCTCGATGATCCTCTTTCTTATTGCCAGTGCCTCGTTAGCATTAGGGGAGTCGGACCAGATATCGAGGTAATATGTGCCTTTCCTGACCGCATATGTTTCACCAGCGGACTTGAAGTCTAACCGGTGAACCAGGTAAGGGAATTCAGCATCCGGGACCGCCCAAACCGGGTAAAGCCTGACCACGCCGCCCATAGCTGCTTCCAAGTCATCATCTGCCGTCAGCAAGTTAAATAGGTAGGTCAATATACTTTTTTGAGTATCTACGGTAGCCATTTCCTTGAGAAAATTCCTATAATTCTATTTGCTGCCTTTTCAAAGGCGACACTTAACCACGGGCGGGCAGCCATCTTCCGAGTTCCGTATTCCAGCATAGGACCATAGTCCTTATCGGTTCCTACTTTGCCTATAAGCTGCCCGGCTTCTCCCCCGACTTCTGTACTGATAGATTGTCTCAGCTCACCCAACCGCTGCGCCGGCGGTTCCCCTGGGGCAGAAGCAGTATAATACCTGCTGGTGCCAGGGACTTTATATTGCCGCCCCGAGCGACTGCCCGATAGTGTATCCAGGGTTTCATTCCTGACTTCATTTACTGCCTCATGCATACGCTGCCTGGCAGTTGACTCTATATTAGTTTTTGCCTCGGGGATACGGGATGTAATCTTGATTTCAATACCCACTTAAACCTCTTTTACCATAATGATAGTCGTGTTATTTATCTCCTGGGGAGGCTCGACCGGCTTGTATATCTTGGCACCATGCAGAAAGCGGTTATCAGCCAGGGATATGTTAACACTGCCCCGGAAGATTATCTTATGGGTGACTTCACTCTGGAGCTGCTGGTAATGCGCCCTGGCCCGGGCATCGAGTGGGACCACTCTTGCATATTTCCACTGCACAGGCTTCCAGACTTCCGTCTCGCCGGTCGCCGTTTGAGTAGTGGTCCTCTCCTGCACCTGAACCCTGTTTTTTAGGAGATTGCTGAGCATCAGATAAAACTCACTTTCAGGGAGTTGAGCAGCCTCTTTGATGCCGGCGGCAGCTCCCCAGGCTCCCCATAATCCACCGAGCCTACGCCGGAGACATTCTCAGACTTCACCCCCATCCGGTTGCCGTACCAAGTGGCGACAGCTATTAAGATGGCAGTAACCGCATCCGGGGCCAAAGCCTGAGTCGCCGCCCGGGTAGCCGCGTAGCCGGCGGTATAGACGATAACATACTCATAATTCTCTAGCCATGAACCGTGCAACCTGCCGATATGGAGCCGCTCGGAGTAATCATCAGCCAGGTCAAGCTCAACCTCGTATCGGAAGATTATCTTGGCGCCATCAGACGGGGCTGAAGTAAAGGTTACCGTAGAGCCGCTCAATATATAGTCCTCATCCACTGTCTGTAAAACCCCGTCAACATAGACAGTCAAGCTGCTGGACTTGGGGGTATTGCCGAGAGCGAATGCCGTTGTGGAGCCATCCCCCGTTTTCCTTACGACTTTCTTATATGACACGGAGGTCACTAAGGCAACTGGCTGCCGGTAAAGCCTGAGAATGTCCAGACCATCACCATTGTGGGACTCGGTAATAGAACGCTGGATAAATGCCCTGCCAGTATATACCTCGGCTTTCTTGGTGGCGGCGTTAATCAGGTTTTCCAGCAGGTTATCATCATAGCTCTCGAATGTATTATCACCGGCCGTGGTGTCATAGCTGGCAGTAATAGGAGCATCAGCAACCGGGGCAGTCGTGAAGGTGATAGTGGCCTCACTAATCGTGAAATCAGTATCCTCCACCTGGAGCACGCCGTCCACGTAGAGTTTAAGGCTGCCGCTAATCGGCGTATTATCCAGGGTAAACTCCACGGTCTCGCCATCCCCCAGACCCACATATTCAGCGGGCACATTAAGGCTGGTGGCAGCATCTACCCGGATGAAATTTTTGGCCTGTGCTAATGTAACCAGAGCTGTATCTGAAAGGGACATCAGTTCATCTCCCGACTTAAGATTTTGCGTTCCTTCTCTTTGAAGACTGGACAATCATGGCAATCGCCAGCAAAAGAGCAAATCACCTTTTTATAGGGGCATTTGGAGCCTACCGGCCTCTTCATTTTCTCTTTCTCTTGCGGGCTGGTACCAGCTTTTTGCCTCCGGCTCTGGTCTTGGACTTAGCCACTTCTGCCTCTGGCTCAGCTGCCTTCGTCTCACTCGCACCATCTAAGCTCTTGTCCTGCATAGCCATCCCATGCCTCAGCCATAACTCGGCATCCTCACGGGGAGCATCCACCACATCACCAGGTTTATAGGTCGTATCCCGTTTCCGGAAATAAAAGGATTTAAGTATCCTGATTCTCATAAAATCCTCCTTTAATAGTCGGGGGGAGCCGCTGCGCCAAGGAGTAAGCGCTGACAACTCCCCCCTGGTTTCGGGGTCCCACCTTGCCCAAGGGTAGGCATTATTCACTAGGCGGTGTAGGTCATTACATCGCTGATAACTAACCGTCCATCGGGCATGACTAACACTAGATAAGCCTGCTTCGTGGTTACGATGGTAATAGTTACGTCGATGACTCCATCAGACTCGCTAACCAGCCAGCCCGCTATGTCTGCCAGGGTTTCAACAAATAGTCCATTTGTTTTGATAACGAAATCAGACGTATCTGTACCATCAGCGCAAATTTCCGCACCGGCCGCGTCTTTCGCCAGATAGGCGAATACTGCCCGACTCTCGTTTAGGGCATTACCCGCACCATCCACAAGTTGGATACTTACATCAGGTGTTTCAGTAGTGCCGTCCGTCACAGTCATTTCTGCATCGACAGGGTCAAATGCTAATTTCCCCATTTTGTTTAACCTCCGTTCGTTTATTCTTAGGGGGCGGGGATTTCACCCGCCCCCTATTATTCAGGTCAGCCACTGTTGTTATAGACGCCATAGAAGGCAGCCGGGCGATAGACACCGCCGCCTACCCTCCTGTGCACCTTGAAGCCCACCAGGCCAGCCTCAGCATAAAGCTCATCCAGCCGCTGGATGGCAATGCCAGCCCTATCCAGAATCATGTAGCCGTTCTTGAAGTTCCCGAAGATGACATTGATGCTGGTGACCGCATCGGCTGGGTAGTGCATGTCATTCTGGTTGATGATGGGCAAGCCGTCGAAGTTATTAGGTGCTCCAGCAATGAGAGACGGTTGCCACAGATATTGGCCATAAACCGGGCCGGCTTCAACTACTCTCAGCAATCTCAAAGCAAGCTCGGTTTTGCGGTTCATCAGCCAGGCGGCACCATTCAGGTACTGGGTGCCAAGAGAATATTCAGCAGTCAGCATACTATTGAGGTCTGCTGTATCCGCCACATCCCAGTTATCCTTGTAGCTGGCGATGATAGTAGCATCCAGTGCCACGCCGTCAGGCTCGCTGTAGGTAGTGTGCCCGCGCCCGATAGCAAACCTCTTGGCTTCCTCATTACCTATGGCCACGGCAAAGGAATCGGCCAGCAAGGCTTGCAGGTTGGCATCGGTATCCTGGAGTTCATCCTCGCCGATTTTGGTCAAGCCATAGAGGTCCTCAACGTAGATGTTGGGCTTGGAAGGGGTCAGGGTGGACTCGGTAATATCGGTGCCAGTCTCCAGCTTGCCCCAGCCAACGGATACCTCTGTCAGACTGCGGATACCAACCTTATCGCGAGTGGTGCCGCGGACCCGGCAGTAATTACGCAGGGTATTAATCTGGGGTATCGCCCGCACAATCTCCGCCTCCAGTTCTTCAGGTACAAGGTAAAGCCCGGTGGTGTCTTCCACCAGCGCCTTCCGCTCTTGAGGCTCCAAAGCTGCTCGGCCATCGCGGATAAACTTATAGAAGGCAGCCTTGCGGGCTTTGGTTTCCTCGGATTCCACCTTCGCTTCGCCGGCGCCAGGTACAGCCTGCCGTTCGACCTTTGTGGCAAGGTCATCGAGCTGTGTCTTCTGCTCGTCCAGGGCAGTGCTCATTTTCTCCAGGATCGCCTTGTTCTCAGCACTGACCTCTCCCTGTTTTTTTGCCTCGGCCAGAACCTCATTATTCTTGGCCTTCATCTGCTCCCAGGTTTCCTCGATTTTCTCGGTGAGTTTCTTGATTTCCTCACTCATGTTGTTTTTACCTCCTGTTTATTTTGTCGAGTAGTTCGTCAATGCGGGCTTCAGCCCGCTTGGTATCGAAGTGAGATAACTCGGCTTCGATGCCGTCCAGTTTCCCTTCAAGTTCTGCGGCTTCCACGTCATCCAGAGTGTCTTCTGACGGCTCCGATATGCCTGGAAGTGCCTTGAAGGGGGACTCCATGTCCATCTTGTCGTAGTATTTGTTGAGGTGGGCGATTACCTTCGGCTTATCCTCAGCCGGTATATTCACGCCGCCCCGGCCGCCCTTCAGGACCACGGCGCAGGCGAAAATACCCCGGGGGATAGCAGTCAGCCGCCCGTTGATAACATCGGCAAAGCCCAGCTTATAGCTTCCAAATAGCTCGGGGGCATCCTCGTCATACCAGAAGAAGGCCCGGCGATATTTATTCCAGTTCATATTGTCGGCCCCACCGGCCCAGGCTCTCACTCTCTTCTCCACAGCCGAGCCATCCCACTCTTTATCTCGGTCAGCCAAGGGCAGGTCTTCAAAAGTGGTAACGCCTTTGACACCCAGAACCACCGCCTCGGGATTGGCAGCGAAGGTCACCGGCGACACGTCCCACAGCCTGACTTCCTTCAGGTGCCGGATACCCTTGTCCCATGCCTCCGAGATGGTGTCGTAGCCTATAGATAGCTCGGTAATTACCTCATCCTTCATTAAAGCGAGGATTTCTCGAGCCCGCTGGACACCGAGGGAGAGTTTGCCCTTAATCTTTAGACCCTTCTCGTCCTCTGCCATCTCCAGGGGCTTGCCGATTGGCTCCATGACACTGTGGTTAAAGAGAATTTTCACCCGACCGCCGCTATCTTTAAGAGTCTTCTTGAACGCTCCCTTGTCTATCACGTCCCCATAGCTGTCGGGGTGGTCGGCGAAGGTGGCAGCATAGCCTTCGAAAATACCGGTCTCCTCATCCAGCTCCTTGACCTCAAATGGTATCGTCTTCTTTTCCATGATTAACCTCCTGATTCTGGATAGTAAAAAGCCCGCCGGAGCGGGCGGTGATTTCAAGTAATATATTAAAAACAATATACTGCTGGTATATACTTCTGGTATATACTTCTGGTATATACCCTAATTCATGGTATGGAACATTAAGCTGTAACCAACAGGCATATTACTGGCCACCGGGTAGTAGTGCGAGGCCATGCTGACTCAGGCCCTGGCGCCGAACACCTCAGATTTATCGCACCAGTAGAATTGAATATGGACCAGGTTATAATAATGTACGAAAACATCAAATTGATTCATTCTGCATCACCTTGCGTCAAAAAGCGTCCGAAAATGTAACGAGTCTCAGCCTTGAGCGGATGCAGAATTTTATAGAATTCTGCATACTCAGGCGCAACCCAAAGAGTAAAGGCTTCAGCAAAAGCCTCCTCCCTATCAGTCCTGGCATATTTTGTAACAGGCGAAAGTATCCATCTAAACCCCAAAAGCTCATCTAAGATATGCCCTATTTCGTGAACTACTATAAGGGGGCGAAGCCTTAGCGGATAGTCAGGGATAAGATTTGGCAAAACGACAGTTGTTTTCCGCAGAGCCTTTGGTAGCTTACTCAAATGATGGGGATAACAGACACACCATGTTTCCTTATATGAGCGACCGTCATCTGTCTCTTTATAATCAAAAAGCCCTGCAAAGATGGGGGAAGTTCCAGTAAAGAAATCGATATGCCCCAAGCGGGTTAGAATAGGCCCTGGGATACGGCTAAGCCCCGCACTTATCAGCTCTGAATACCCCTTTTTAATCCGTTCCATAGCTCTCCACACACCGGCACTGGATAAACTCCGCCGGATCACCGCTGGTATCGCCAGGGTACATCAACCCATTGGAATAAGACTCATCGAGGAGCCGTGTCTGACCGTCAATCCCTGCATGGCTGTCCCTCACCCGGTCATCCCGGGAGGTTATCCAGGTCTTTGTTTTAACCACGCCTGACTGCCGGGCCGCCTCATGCTGGCCGTAGCCCGCAGCTGCACTTACTTCAGTTCTGGCTACTCTCATGGCTCTATAGGTCGACCTGTCTGTATAAAAAGAGCGGAGTTCCCTGCTGATTTGTGCAGTCGTCAAATTTTTATCCCAGCCCGCGAGGATAAGAGCCTGGACATCCGCTCTGTTTGTCCCTAAGATGGTTTTAACACTCTCTGCAGCATGGGTTATTATCCAAGCTCTGCCGGCAGCACTATATGGATCAAATACCCACTTTGCCTTTGTGGGTTCAGTAGACTTGGGCTCCCCGCCCAGGTCCTCAGCTATCTCATTGCCGAAGTCTTCCACCAAGGCACTAACGACAGCAGTGATTACCTTCTCCCACTCTGGCCTCAGGTCATCGATGGCAGCATTGGCTACCTCTATGAGCTGATTGGGCTTCTGCCCCTTGAATGCCTGGATGATAGCCTCCCCTTCAGCCTCATAGAGCGGATATACTTTCTTGCTAACTGCACCCCACCAGCCCGTCCGGCGTTGATCTATCCGTTTCCAGTGGGTGGATTTCTTCTCCTCGGTATCCAGGTTAAGAGCTTTGGTCAGCATTTTGACTGGCTCCTTCGCAGGAGCAGAACCGGAAGGCAACAAGTTAACCGGGAGGTAGCCCATATCCCATCCCTCAAACTCCTCAAAGCCCAACTCCAGCTGCTCGTTTATCTGGCTAAAAGGAACGCCCATCGCCCAAAGATTTTTAGCCTGCTCTACTTTCTTCCCAAAGTCCGCACGGAGGGCGGCGACATTTTTAAGGTCATAGGTAATAGTGATATCCTCTCCGTAAAGGGGGGCTACTTTAAGATTCAGCGTAGAGCGGATATCATCCAGAAGTGGTATCCCCACGTCCTCATAGAGAGCTTTCCTGGCTTCAATAACATTGTTATATGTGGAATGCTCGCGGTCACCCAGCCACCAGGGGTCCAGCCCGAAGGCGGAGGCGATATCCCTCTTATTCTGGAGCCGTGATTCAATGAAGTCCATCTCCACCGGTGTCAGTGACATCTGGTGCCACTTTGCCCCGCCACCGAGCACCCAGGGAGCCCGCCTTCTGGTCTTCTCCAAGAATATCTCCTGAATCCGCCTGTTTTGCTCCTTAAACTGCTCATCGGTTAACTGAGATTCATGCTCGAAGACACCGCTCGGCATACCCCGGTTTTGCATCGATATCTTCTGTGTATCCTGGGACTCATTGTCGGTGTCCACGGTGCGCGCCGCCGCCATCAGGTCGCCGATACCCCAGTAGGGATTACCCGGGTCAAACTGCATAAAGTGTATAAAGGTCCCCGGGAGTAATTCATACTGCTTCCCCTCGGTGTCCGTCACCTGGTAGCCTTTCAGCCATTCCCCCTTTTTCTCCGCCGGGATTGGTTTTATCAGGTCTGGCATACAGATCCAGAATTCCTTAGGCCGGCCGTTTACCATGATTGGCATGATCAGGGAATTACCCACCAGCTTAAGATGGGCGATAATAAACTCCATATTGTCCTGCCCGGAGAACTCCTTGTTAGGACGGCTCCAGACCTTGGTAAAATCGTGGTCAGGAATTTCCTCCCCGTTTTTATCTAGGACTTTCCAGGGGATACCCGAGACAGCCTGGACAATGGTGCGGACAGCCCGGTAGACATGGAGCGAGAGCTTATATCCTTCCCGCGTAGCCTTGCGAGCCGACATCTCTGTATAAACGGGGATACCAGGCGTCGCAAACGAGGTTAGATTAAGCGGCTTCCCCTTCTCCGGGGCCTTATATGGGAAAAGGGCTACTGCCAGGGTTTTCCGTATTTTTTCTAACATAGCTTCTCCTATGCTACCTGAAAGGGTTTCTCAGGCGGGATGCCATCCTCACTCTCGACAGCATAGCGCAGGGCATCCATACCATGGTCATTTTCCTTTATCGGCTGCTCCTTTAGAGGTCTTCCGTCTTTACCTTCAGGCCAGATGTAAGTGGGAAATTCCTCCTCAGTGCAGGTAGGCTTGCCACTTTGCTTTAAACTCGGGTCCGTCTCCACCAGGGCACCCCGGAGGAGGAATAGCCTCGGCTTCCCATCTCCTGCCTTCCGGAGCCGGGCCTGGACATCCTGTATCCCAGTTGAGACAGCCTTAATCGCCGGCACCGTGGGGATACCCCGCCGCTCTAAGGTCGCCCGGTCTTCCGCGTCATGATCGCAGATGGTGGTTTCTATGGTTTCTCCTTCAGAAAGTCGCAGGATATCCACGGCGTGGTCCTCAACAAGCCGCTTGGTCCTGTATATTTCCCGGTAGCGATACATCCGGCCGTCGTTATCAATTGCCCACCACTGGCAGACAAGCGGATTGGTAAAGCCGAAATCGATTACCCTTATCCGCCTCCAGGATTTGGGAATTTCTCTAGGTTCTATCAAGTGCAGAGCCGGGTCATATTCTTCGTAAACGACTCCCTCCGCCTGCACCCATTGCCCCTCTCGGAGTCGCTTCGCCACGAGTCCTGTAAGGGAGTCCAGGGCATCTAGGTATTCCTTCGGATTGTGGGGGTTATCCTGGGCCCCGCTGTAATACACCTTAGCCTCGCCGCCTATAATCAAGCGGCGGTTTATCCAATGGATGGGAGCGTCAGGGTTAGTAGTGAGAAGTACCTGGCACCAAGGAGCTGCCGTACCCCTCATCCTGGCCCGGACCTCATTGAAATCGTCCTCGGTGAATTTGTTGGCCTCTTCCATCCAGACGAAATCTACTTTACCACCCTGGCCAATAGACCTGATCTGCTCCCGCTGCTCCTCATCCTTCATGCCACCGTAAGCCAGGATGGAACTGTTAGCATACTCAAAACGATGGAAGCTCGGGTAATGCCTCACTTGAGGATCCGTCCCGATTATTGACCGGGCCATAAATAGCACCGTGGAATTGGTCATGCTCTCCCGGGTTTTTCGGAGCATGAGAGCCATGGCATTGGGGTACTTTTTGCAGAAGGCATTTATCTTCTCTGCTGCTACTTGGGATTTACCCCCGCCAGCGCTCCCGGTCAGCAATAACACCGGGGAAGTATCTCTCCAGGGGCCTATCTGCCAGGGTAAAGGCTCAAAGGGGAGTATCGGTTTAACCTTTTGCCTCTGTCCCTTTATTATCCTTATCCCAGTCATCAGGGCTGACATTGATATATCCCTTCACTTCTATCGGCTGTCCATCCTTTCCGGTGAGCTCATGCTTCTCCTTCTTGCCCCACCGGTCAGGGAATTTACGCTCAAGTATCCATGCTCTCGATTGCCAGTTATCTGTTCCGGCCTTGATATAAGCCACGTTGAGGATTTCGGCTTTGGCCTCCGCCCTCTTCACAGCTAGGTAGAATTCCCGGAAGATGCCGGATGATTCTCTCTCCCCACGCTTAAGCCAGTTATAACCTGTTTGGGGGGTTATCCCCACTGCCCAACATGAAGTCTCAAAGTAGTTATCGGCTGAGATATATCTGAGGATCTCTTCCTGTAGCTCTGGTGTGAGCTTCGTCGGTCGCCCTTTCTTAGCCATTTATCCTCACCGCCTTGATCCCCCTAAAGTCCTCCCACCGGTCTATAATCACCTGACAATAATGAGGGTCGAGTTCCATCATGTAGCACCGGCGCCCGAGCTTCTCACAGCCGATAAGAGTCGAGCCGGAACCTCCAAAAAGGTCCATGACAATATCCCCTTCCTGGCTGCTGTTCCTGACTGCACGCTCCGCCAGGGCAGTCGGCTTTTGGGTAGGGTGGACATATTCATTGAGCGGGTCCCGGGGGATATACCAGACATCCAAGTAATCCATAAAGGTCATCCGGTCCATCCAGACGTCCCGCTCCTTGGCCACGGCCTTGTTATTTTGGTAAGGCCGCTTGCCACCCTTCCAGAAGTAGCCGCAGGGTTCATAGCATCGGTGATAAGTGCCATGAGAGAAGACTATATTTTCCTTAAGCCAGATAATGGCCGGTTGGCTGGTGTATCCGAACTTCCTGAAGGTGCTATAAATTAGGTCAGAAAACAAGCCGGCATACCAGAAGTAGACCGGCGCTTTTGCTACAGTAAAATCAAAGATATTCTGGACCACCGCGGTAAGGAAAAAGTGATAACCGCTGAGCGTCTTGTCATCACTGAAAGCTTTCATGCCACCATATTTCCCCTCACTGTAGCTGTGGCCGCCTTTGGATTTATAGTCGACATTATAGGGCGGGTCCGTAAATACCAGGTGGGCTTTGGCCCCGGCCATCAACTTTGAAGCATCCTCGAAGGAAGTACTGTCGCCGCACATGAGCCGGTGGTTCCCGAGCTGGAAGATATCCCCCACCTTGATATCAGTGGTAGTTTCCTTCGCTGCCGCCATGGCAGCTTCGATATCAAAGGTTTCTTCCTTCAATCTCATCGCTTCGGCTTCCAGTTCTCCGATAAGATGATCCAGGTCCTGCTTTGAATAGCCGATGTCCTTTAGCATTTCAGCATCTTGCTCTTTAAGGATCTCCACCAAGCCGGCTGTATCCCATTCAGTAAGCTCCTGGAGCCGGTTATCAGCGATGGCATAAGCCTCTGCGGTAACATCATCGTCCTCCACCACAACGCACGGCAGCTCCTTAAGCCCGACAGCCTTAGCCGCCGTTAACCGCCCATGGCCGGCTTCGACGATGTAATCGCCGTTCTTCTTATTCACCACGAGGGGTGAGCGGAAACCGAACCTCTCGATGCTCTTAATCAGCTGCTCGATATCATGCCGGCGTGGATTCCTCCCCCAGGGCTTCAAGTCTTTGACGGGAATCACTTTAATCTCTACCACTCTAGGTCAGCTCCTCGAATATTTCTCAAAAAATAATGCGGAAATGAAAAAGCCCTGGGAAAGCCAGGGCTGAAAGGGAAAATCCGACTTGTGTTTCTTCCATTATATCACTGATTTTGAAATGTCAAGCCCCCGCTCCAGATATAAATTAGCTACGAATTCTGCGATTCCGCTTTGATTTATTTTTGCGTTTTGATTTCCTGCCTGCGCCAAGGCGGATTCCTCCCCTCCCACCCTTGCCGCTGAGCATCCTTGCCATTTTCCTTATAGCCTGTATCTCAATAGCCTGGACCTGCCCTATATCTTTACCCAGCCAGTAAGCACAATCTTCGAGTCGCCTACCATCAATAGAGACGGCAAGTATCACGAACTTCTCCAGTGCCGACAGTTGCTGCGCCGCCTTATCGATATCAGCCTTCATGCAGATGGGCAACTCATAAGGAGCCTGAGCTCGCCCTCTCCCGATTATCCTCGGTCCCCAGTACTCGATGTAATTACTTTCATCCTGAGGCAGCGTCCCCATCTCGAGGGCAGCATAATTCGCCAGGAGCCACCGCACTAGCCCAATTTTATAATCATCACTGCTACTCATCCCGGCGGCCTCTTTCCATATTTAGGCCGCTGCCGCATCTGCCGGCCAATTTCCTCAATATGAGATGCATCGGCAGGCGGTTCATAACCCCGGTAGTTCCGCTCCAGAGCTTTATCTTGCCTTTCCATCTCCTCTTCTAATTTCTTGACATCAATACTCAGCTTACTGGCGACCTCACACAGATTCACCATCCCCTTATCAGTCAGGCTATACCAGAACAAAGCCACGAGTCTTGCACTCCTCTTTATGTTTCTCAAGCCCGGTCTCTATGACAAAATGGCCGCAGGTCCTGCACCTAAAGTACCTGAAGTACTTTGGCCGGCGCGGGGAGTCGGTGGCACTCCGGGGTAGCTCCTTGCCCGCCTTGATGCGTTCTTTTCTTTCCCTATTCCGTTTGCCCATTTTGCATATAAAAAAGAGGCGACACTCTGAGCCTATAAGCCCATACAATGTCGCCTCCTGCATCTGCCCGGTCAGCTCGTTGCCTCCGGGCCAGGTCAGCTCTTATTCAGTTGTTAAGCCTCTATCCTCCCGTGTCAAATCCTGGGTAGCTTTACTCTCTATATGGACGATAACACCATCGGCCACTTTTATCAATACTTCACCATGGCCGGCTGCATAAACAAAAGCCAGGTGCTCATCCACCAACGCCCGGCCTTTGGACTTTTCTTTATTTTCCTTCTCAGGCATTATTCTCTCGCCATCCTTAGTAATTTCCCCACTCCGTAATGGTGCTGCCCGATGCCTATAGCATCTGTTTCGTGGTCAGTGATATCTCGGGGCAGCTGGGGATATATCAAGTGAACCGCCCCGGCCGCTATCGCTTTATCCGCTTTACCGGTGCCGGTAACACTCCGCTTCCACTCCGCTGGGCTGTAGAAAGATATCTTTAATTTACTCATCTCCGCCCACTTCTTGATGCTGGTGACCGCCACCTCCAGCGCCGGTATCCTTTTGCCATAGAACCGGATGGCACGCTCGCAAGCCACCTCGGTAAAGCCGTACATTGTATGGAGTCTTTTCAGCTCTCCCACGATGTGCATAAAGCGGCGGTCGTAGGCTATCCCTTTGGTGCTGATGAGCCCCCATGCCGCCAGGTCCTCATTATCGAAAAGCGCCCAGCCCAGGACAGTAGATGAAGGGTCAACCGCCAGGAATTTCATTTATTTATTCCTCCATTCCCGAGGGGCAGTTCAAAGGGATGAATCCAGCGTTTATACACGGCAAAGGCCACCGCTTGGGTAGTGGTCTTGGCAGCCAGCTTTGTTCTTATAATACGGACATAGACATCAAGAGTAGCCACGCCGACCGCCTGCTCCTTGGCGATTGCATCATAATTGAAGCCTCTCGCCAGCCGGTCGAGGATTGTAATCTCCTGCAGGGTGAGGGGCGACGTTATCATCTAGGCTTCTCCCTTTTTTATAGTCTCAAATAATGCGCGGCTCAACGCTCCACCCCCAGCCAGTCAAGTAGTATCGCCCGGACATAGCTGACATTACATTTATTGTGATTCACGGCTTCTGAGAAGGCATCATGTATCTGTTTCTCGGTGGCGCCGCCGGCCTGTGCAACCTCTACGGCAAGATCCCTTAACTGTGCCATCTCCCTACTACCAGGCTCTCTCCCAAAAGCATAGGGGAACTTTTTAAGAAATTTTTTTAATACTGGTGAAATAGCTGATGAGGTTGTGGGATCCCGCCCCTCTCCCTCTCCTATAGTTTCATTTAGTTTAGTATAGTTTAGTTTAGTATGTGGATTTCTGACAGTAGAAATAGGGGTAGCGCTGGGGTTTTCGCCAGTAGAAACCTTTGCTTCGCTGGATTTCTGCTGTAAGAAACTGGGTTTTGGGGGTGGTTCGGTTTTTCTGTTCCGGTAGGCATCGGCGACCCCGTCCACGAAGTTCTGCACCCACACTATCCTCTTCTCCCACAATTCTTTGTCGATGGCTTCCAGTTCCACGAGTAACGACATAATCTGATTACCTTTATCCTCATCCACATGGGTTTTCGCCAGTAGAAACTCCCACGCTGCGGGATTTCTACAGTCATAAAAATGCCCTGGACCCTTAGCCAGCAGCTCCAGGAGTTTGAACCAGAAAGCATAGCCGTCATTGCCGAACTTGCTCTCCAGGATAAACAGCGTCTTCTTATCACTGGCATCAGCGTCATGGGGGAAGTAATCGACTGTTTGTTTTTTCGGTCTACCCATCGGTCACTCCTTTACAACAATCTCCTCTGCTCCGCCGGCTTTAGATGACAGTCGGCGGCACGTCTGAAATCGCGCCGCCTCAAAGCGTCCTCAATTAGCCTGCTCTTGATGGAGTCGGCATATTCTCGGGCTTCCTCATAACTGGTCACCAGGAAGTAGCCGGCGGGCGGCTTGGTGGTGCTGGCCACCGGCAACCCCTCGGCTATCAGTTCCCGGATAATTTGCCGGATTACTCGATCTTCTTGGTGGCCAAGCATCCGCGCCAGTTCTCCGCCGGTGATAGCCCGGTCCCGGCCTTCATGCCGCTCCAGGATATATCTCAGCTCCGTTTTCAGGTCTTGAGCAAGCACCATAATTTAGTGATTATCCTCTCACCCATATATTCCACTATCACTGTCCGCCTCGGGCAGAATTTCACGACCTGGACTGTCGCTCCCTGGGGGATCTTGCTCCCCAGGGCTTTGGTCCACCGATCACCTTTGAATACCCTGGTTACCAATTTCTCCTTTTGATAATTCAACATAAGATTCAAACCAAGAAACTTTTACCTTGTCCCTCCATTCCTCATTGAAGGCGGGAAAGTTTGGTAAGCGGGTTGATGATTTGACCGGAGCAGCCTTTGGCTGCTGTTTCTTGGGACATGGGGATAGCTTAGGCTGCCGGCTCGGTGAATATGGTAATAAGCCCCACTTCATTTTCCTGGTTGACCAGGTTGAATCAGCTATCCCCCATCTTCTCTTGGTAAATCTTTCTCCATAATCCCCAACCTCAGCGAGGATTTGGGCGGTATTTTCATCAAGATACTTCCTCATGGCGCCCTTGGTATAAGGGTCAGGCAGGGGAGGCACCGGGATCAGCTCTACCTTCGCCTGGTGACTTTGGTTTACTTTGGTAGCAGAAGGTGACCCTTTTTTGTTCTGCCTGCTCCTACCCCATTTACCTATCGGCAGTCCCCATCTTTTTTTGAGATATGCCCAGGTGCCGGATGGAATTCCCCACCGCTTCCTGGTGGTCAATTCCCTAAGTTTTTCAACCTCGGCTTTTATCTGTTCCTTATTCTCCTCATAATAAGCATACATGATAAGCCTGTGTTTAGGCCATTTATCTCCGCTTACATCGGGTTTCGGAGGGACCGGTAATTTCAAGAGAGTGTCTTTATCAAGGTCCTTGAATCTTAATTTTCCCGCCATAATTTCCCCCATTTCTAACGCTTTCTTCCTTCTCACCCGCCTATTTACGATTACCTCCATCGTTTCTTGTGTTTTTCTCTCCCCACATTGAATACAGACCCACCTTTCTTCTTCATCATTCCATCCCATATCGCCACCGCACTTCGGGCAGGCCCTGGAGAGAATCATTTATTATTTCCCTCTCTTATAGTTAGTCTTTATCCTGTGAGCTTCGCCGTGTCTGGCATATGCCCTTTTCGACTTTAATGACATCATCGGCTATGCAACACGGCTCCCCGGTCCCCACTCTCTCCTTTATGGCGAAGTAGCATCCTGGGCAGTTGGCATTCTGAAAGGCAGCCAGAGGATTTTTAGCTCCGGTGTAGGCTGATAACTGATCATCGCTGATATAGACGATCGGTTTTTCCTCTTCCGCTGCCGGCTCTATAATCTCCTCCTCATCCTCCAGCTCGTTATCCTCGACCTCTTCCGCCGCCGGCTCACACCGCCCGCGGCATTTCCCAGCACTATCCAGCTGCTTGTGATAGGTATAATTGCAGCATTCCTCCCCGGTACCGATGAGATTCTCCTTGGCATGGATACAGCCCCGGCAGTTCGCTTCCTGGAAGGCGGTAACCTCGGCAATAAAGGCTTCCAGGGTACCGGTGATAATGGCCAGATCTCGCTGCTGCTCATGCTTGAGGACCACGCTATAATCATGGTAAGCGCTGGCCCGCCGGCCCCGGGTAAACTGGGCAGCGATCGTTAAATTCAGGAGCTTCTCGAGAGATTTACCATTAAGGCCGACGATTAAAGTATCTATATCCAGCCTGCCATTGTTCAATTTGGGCAGGTCTTCAAACATGAGCCCCAGGTCCTGCCGCCCGGCGGCATCCAAGGTGGGGAGGATATGCTTCGCCAGGACCAACAAGCAGCCGCGGGGATTTTCATTTGCGTGCTGAAACGTCTGCCCGAGCTTGATAGTCAGCTCCCGGTCCTGCTCTTTTTTGAGCTTGTTCGTATCTCGAGTTTTCTTAGTCTTTTTCTTCCGATAGCAGCTGGGGTCAAGGCAGATCCGCTCTGGCTCTTCTTTGTCAGTCACCCGGTACTTGAAGAGGGCTGTCTTGGGGCATTTTTCGCATTCCTCGGGGCTGTCAATCTCATCCGGGCGGATGGTTTCCCGCTGGCTATAACTGATTTCGTCACCGGTAAGGAATTTCTCCTTGGCGCCCTGTCCCTTCAGGGCTTTTTGGGCTTCTTCAACCCAAGCTCTAACCGCGGCGGAGTTTTTCTTCTCCCAGCATTCGATATTAAGGCACCGGTCCTCTTTCTTTCTGGACTCCCAAGGCTCTGATGCTTTTATCTTAAACTCACAACCTTCGCATTCGCTGACGTCAAAAGCTGGCTTCTCCCATCTATCAGATTTCGGGTTGAGGCTTTTACTACTATTCCAGAGTTCCCTCTCCACAGAATTTGATAGCTCGGCTACCGAGAAATTTCGGCTGATACTCTGTTTCGCCAGGTCCTGCTGCAGTTTCGGCGCCTTGTTCATCCGGAGCAGCTGTCGGCCATGGGTAGGTGATATTTTTTGAGAAATAATTTCCTGCTGGATCTCCGCCGGCAGCTCCAGGAGCCGGATAGTATTGGCTATCTCGCCCTGGCTGCAGTTGTGGCACCGGGCCAGTTCCGTCTGGGATATCTTGAAGTCCTCCAGGTACCGCTTATAAAAAGTGGCCAGCTCGATGGGGTTAAGGTCTTTGCGGACTGTGTTGGCCTCCATCACCAGGTCGGCCATTTGCTGATCGCTTAGATCCCGGACCACACAAGGTATCTCGGCATATTCCTGCAGTTTGAACTCCTGGAGATTAAACAGAAAGCCAGCCCTCCGCAGCCAGCCATCCCCAATCTCATATTTGCCAGGCTCCTTGCCAGGTCGGACCACCGGCATCTGTATCAGTCCGTGCTCCTGAAAGGATAGGGCGAATTCCTTCGCCGTCTCCGGGGATACCTTTCTCCTGCTCTCCGGCTGATAGGGATTCGGGAGCAGGTCCTCCACCTTAATGAACCGGGCCACCTCCACCCCGGTCACTTTGGGCTTAGTCTTTGTTGCCATGACTTCTCCTTTCTGGCATCTCCTGTCTTAATTTATATGCACCATGAAGCAGTGGTTTACCCTTAATACTCATTGGTAATTCAGCAAGTAAGTTGTTTTTTATGAACACCGGTATCCCCGCTTGGTCAGCAGCCTTAACTATCTCCTCCACCCACTCAATCTTGGGCGGTTTATAGGGCTTGGTCTGGGCACCGATGATTACCCAGTTGATATATCGTTTTAGCTGACCTGGTGTGGTTAAAATTCTGCCCAGCAAAGGCTCAAAGGAAATAAACCTTATCTTTGCCTGAACATAGGGTAGATACTTCATGGCTTTTTGGAACATTGGCTCATTGCAGACAGTAACTCCCACCCAGCAGTTATCGGGGAACGGCGACCACTTCACTAGGTTCTGCGGTTGCTTGGTGAGTAGATAGAAGCGGTGATGACGATTAGCTTTAATACAGTCAAATATTTCATCTTGCCACACTCTGGGTATCCAATCGCCGAAGAGTTCCCCCATATCACATACAAAAATACCCTTTGCTTGGGAGCTAAAACGCTTTATGGTATAGGTTTTGCCCTGATTAGTTGTCCAAGCTTTGACCTGATGTAACTCTTTTAACCTCTCCTCCCAGAAGCGGGGATAGAAGGGATCTAACATACAGTTAGGATACCGTTCGTGAATGGATGAGCTAATAGGGAAGATGCCACCTGATAGATACCTTTGCCTCAACCGCCCGTGAGCCAGCTTGTAGGCATAGCAGGGGAACAGCCCCCCAAGACAAAGCCCTTCTGGGGTATGGTTGAGACAGCCGGTTATCGGATTCCAAGTATAGCCCTGGCTGCCGTCAGGGTTTTTTACCCATTCTATATTCGTCTTGTTCATTCTGATAACCCTCTCATCCCAGCCCACTGTCACCAGGGCTGGGTCAGGGGGTTACTTCTCGTCGGTTTCGGCTTTATAATTAACGCTTGTCATCTTCATGACTTTCTTTACCGCTTGGGCGAAGGCTATAAGCAGATCAGGGGCGGTAGCGATGCCGGCAGTATCCACGATCCCATTCAGGCTAATAACCCTCGGCCGTTGCCTTTTGAACCACCTGAAGACGCCTCGTGGTGTATCCTGCCGTACGGGCAAAATCTGGTGGAAGCCGACCGGTCTCCCTTCTTTGATGTCGGCCTGGATCTGGTCGCCATTTGGGAACGTAACGATGACAGGCAACCGGGCAGGTGTCCCTATGACAATGCCGTTAGGTAATCTTTCGCTCTTCAAAATTCTCCTCCTTTTTGTATTTACTATAAGTATCTACTAATACTCACTACTAAAACTCGATTCCACCACCTCCCTTTATTTATCTATGTATCTATCTATGTCTCAGCAAAGACTGGCTCTTTGCTCTCCACCACCTCCATGACCGCCTGGGGAGAACCTATAATTGCATGGACCGGTGCTTTTACAGCCATTAGGCGGTGGATATTAGCCAGGACAGTAGGATCAACCTCGCCCTCAAACTGGACTTTGGTAATCAGGCGGCGGTCTATTTCCTGCCCTGTCTCCTTATCTATTTCCACCTTGGCACCGGTACTGGTCTTCAGGTTCTCGATATCCTTGATGTGGACCTTGACTTCCATGGGCTACCTCCTTTCCTTTCTACTTTCTAGCTTCAACAATCTGCCGCCAGGCGTCTTGAACATCGGCTATCTGATCCTTAGTGATGCCGCCGAGCTGCTCCAGGACAGCACTTTGGTTTAGCCCGAAGTGCTTATGGCAGGCACTAAAGAGCTCACCGAGGTTTTTGATGGAGAGGCTCATTAGCTCGGTGTTATTCTCTTCAGGTTCTTTACCTGTTGGAGGGCTAATCTCCTCCTTTACTTCAGTAGCTTCGCCTTCAATGAAATCCTCCTTGCCCTCTCTCCCCGCGTAAGTTTCATCAATAACCTCAACCCCAATGGGCATTTCGCCAGGGCAGAGCCGGTCCAGAGCTTGACTCTCGGCTCGGATAGTAGCCATGTTAAACATAGTGTTGCCTTTATCCGTGCCATACGGCTCATTATCCACTTCCACAAACTTTTTCAGTTCCTTATCCCACTGAGACTTTTTCAGTGGCCATTCACCATAGCCAACTGCTTCGGCGCCGGTCTGGGGATCTTTCAGCTTGACTATAACCACAAGTTTATCTTCCTTGACCTTGCCAAATCGCCTGACCTGTTCTTCTTCGGTCATAATGCGTGGCGTATCATCCACGTAGCTAAAAGGTCGCTTCCTAGAAGCAAGCAGGCGCTTGGCTTTGATACCTATTACCGTAGCCCAGCTTTCATTCTCCTTCCCCTTATTAAAGGGGATGAGAAAGACATGCCCCATAAGAGGATTAAGACTGTAGCTGGTGCAAAGCAGAACCGCCCTTGTCATTTCCTTTTCCGGGGCATCGGGGAAAACCGATTGCAAAATCTCCAATGCTTCCGGTTTGGTGAGTGAGGTTACTCCGTGATACTTCTCAAGTGCCCTTGTTGTTTCCTCGCCGTGTTGCTGTTCCATGATTTTTCTCCTTTCTGCTATTGTTAGGGACTCCAGTCCCTTTTGCTGAAATGGGCTGGCTTCTCTCATAATGCCTTCGTGGTGAGTTCGGAGCCAGTCGTGGCAAGCCACGAAAGCAAGTCCGGTGTCCTTATCCAGAAATACATTGAGCCACGCTCCGCAGACCGCGCATACATTGGTCTTCCTGAGCTTCTCTAGGTCATCCCTGGTCCTGGTTTCACTTTCAAAAATAGGTGACATCTCTTTCCGCCTTTTATTTTGCGTTCACCCTGATAACCGGTTCGTTATAGAACCTCACTCCCGGTATCTGCTTCCGGTCATGGTGTTTCTTGGCGACGGCGTTTAGCATGGAAGTGTCCGCCACCTTGTACTCGTCCGGGAGGAGGGCAAAGTCAATGACTTCATACTTCCAGTTATCCACCATCCCGGTGGTACCCATATCGGTCGAAACCCGCTTAGGTGCCGGCGGTGCCACCTCAACCAGGTTAACCGACTCGGACAACTCGCCGTTGAGCTTCATTTCCTGCTCGGCTGCCTCTTGTCGCTTTCGGTTAATCTCTTCCTGCTCCAGGCGGCGGCGCTCCTGTTCCTTATTGAAAGCAAGTATCTTCTCCCGGGTAATGCGGTCCGCGGCCTCTATGGGCTGCATCCAGAATTTGTAGTTATCGTTTATTGCCTTCACTTCCTCCTGAAGGGGCCTGAGATATTCCTTCCGTTTCTCCTCCATGACCTTTTTGTACTTGGCGATAATGGCCAAGTCATCGGTGGCCATCTTTATATCCTGGACGTCTTTGATAACCCGGCTCTCGGCATACTCCAGCAGCCTTTTGGACTGCTGAACAATGTTCTGGATCTCCACATCCTCCCCGGCCGCTGGCATCAGCGCTTTGCTTTCTGAGGATTCGGGTGGTTCCTCCTTGGTAGGCGCTTTCTCCCCCTGCTTCTCGGCTAGGCATTGAGGACATCCCTCAGTCAGCACGAATTCGATGCCGTGTTTCTGGCAAAATCCTTTTCCTTCCATCAGTTTTGCCTTCCTTGCACGGCAAGATGCTTATCAGCTTCCTTTAGTATCTCCTCTAGAGTGGCACTGGTGGCAAAAAACCTTGCCAATGTCCGTTGTCTTCGTTTGAGATAGAGAATATGGTCATCCTCTTCGAGATAAAGCCCTTGCCGTCTATGTTCCTCTTTGAGGGCTGCTGTTAAGATTTTCATGTTATTCCTCCTTAATTTTGGCGATTAGTTCTCAGCCAGGCGGTTGATGCCTCTACCCCCCCCCGCAGCTCCGGATGCAGATGCTTATGGATGCAATCAAAGCTACTGCAGGTCGCGGGTTTATATCCGCCCTCTGGGTATTCATATTCCTTCCCACATTCCGGGCATTTAGCTTTAAGCCACTTAATTTTTGTCATCGACTACCTCCTCTTATTCAATTAGCGGTTATTCTCAGCCGCTTCCACCACCGCGGCCCGAATAGATTTTTAAGTGCTGCTCTCAGATACCCCAGGGGCTCCGGATAGTTCCGCTGCCAGTCCTCTGCCTGACCAGGGAATAAAGGACCGGCTCCGGATAGTTCCGCTGCCAGTCCTCTGCCTGACCAGGGAATAAAGGACCGGCGCCGTAATGCACCTCTGCAACCTCAAAGTCCTCCAGGGCATTATCATTCGGGGCATCTGTGCGCTGAGAGCTCATGAACTATTCCTCTGTTCCTCAGGCTGATTTAGCTCTGAGTCATCTATAAAAAAATTGACCTCTACGCCCGTCGCTAGTAAGAGGTCGTCAACAGTCTGAAAGCCAAAACGTCGGGCGAGTTTTGCCCAGCGCCAGTCTCTCATCTTATCCGCCCAGTCTCGATTACAGCCGTGAAGTTTGCATACAAGGTATTTAGCCTTCCTTTCTTCGGGAGACTGGACAATATTCGGCAGCTTATCAAGCCAGGGTGATGCCATTCTACTTACCTTCCCCGATATGATGACATTCAGGATTGGTGCATACCCAAAGCTGGGGGCCGACACCTTT